TTAGATGAATGGAGAGAACAAAGAATTAATAAAATATTAGATAATGAGTAAAGTTGTTTGTATTAAAAAAGTTTTAATAGAAAAAATAAATGATAATAATAGTATTTATAATAAATTTATAATTGGAGAATTATATGAGTATAATTTTAAATTAGGAGAAGAATACCCATATAAAATTATTTTTTTAGGAGAAAAAACTTATTTTAATAAACAAGAAATGGATGAATTTTTCATTCCATTAGATGAATGGAGAGAACAAAGAATTAATAAAATATTAGAAGATGATTGAGATTGAAAAATATGTGTGTATAAGTAATGATATGTATAATTACCTAACCATAGGTAAAGTTTATGGTATTAAAAAAAAAATAGTTAACAACTATGAAATATATTTAATATATCAAAACCATTTACTACCTATGCAGTTTACACATAATGTAGTAAAAAAATTATTTATCCCCTTATCAGAATGGAGAAATCAACAAATTGACAAAATTTTGAATGATGAAAATCTAAATTAGTGTGTAAAAAATTTCAATTCATGCAAGATCATGATATAATATATAATATATAATTTACATACTAACTTAACTTTGTATATTTTTTAAGAACTTATTAATAGTATTATTTCTATTCTTAATTTTTACATACTCATTTTCATCTATTATATCAGTTTCTGTTATTATTTTATGTTTTAACTTGTTATTACTATCGTAATACTCAACTAAAATTTTACCAGACTCTAATTTTTTGATAATTTTTGACATTTTAAATACATCTCTTATAAGAACTTTTTGCCCAACAAATAAATACATAATGATATATTTTTTATTTTATATATAATTTATGAATAATAACATTTTTATGATCAAATTCAGTAAACCTAGCTCTGAGTTGACGAAAGAGTATAACGACATGAATGTAGAAGATAAAAAAAAATTATCTGATATAAATATCTCATCATTGATTGATATTGATGATGAAAATGGTTATGAGTGTTATATTATATGTGAAGAGGTTGATATTGAAAAATATAAAAAAATTTTAAATTCGAATAAAATTTCGTATATTTGTAATAACATATCAAAAAAAGTAATCTCTGGCGAGATTAACCTAGAAAAATATATCAAAGAAAAATTAGATAGTATTAATAAACAATATTATAAAGAATTTATAAAATCAGTAAATACATTTATTACAGAAAATCTAAATTTAGACGATATACTAGATAAGATTAGTTATTCAGGACTTAAATCATTAACAAAACTAGAAAAGAAATATTTAAAAAATTATAAATAATGGTAATAAATTTAAAAAATAAACCTCTAAGCATTTTAGAAGAACCCCTTAAATTAGATATTAGGAGTTTTCTAATAATTAAAATAAGAAAATTAGTTTTTAAATATAAAGACATATTAGATGTCAGAAAATTATATTTAGAAACCCCTGCATCAGGGGTTGTTTTTATTGATGTATTTCCACATTTCACAGATAAGAAATGGCTTAAATATGAAAGTTTTACTAATAAAGAACTAATGAATATTTATCGTGTTTTAGAAGCTGGAAATGTATATGGACTTATAGAAGATAAAATAAGAATCAAACCAAAAATATACAAATAAAATGAACGAAATAAAAATACCTTTCTTAGAAGAAGATAAGAAAATAGAAAGAACAAGAGAAAAATTTTTACTTTTAACACAATTAAAAGGAAATGTAGATATGGAACTTATGAAGTTAAAACTAAAAGAAATAACTGATAAGTATAATACTACACAAATAACAGACGAAGAAATTACTTTAATAAAAGATAAATTAAACTCCTTTGAAAGAGGTTCAAAAGAACTTTTAGACTTTATTGAAAAAATAATTGATTCATCGTATTCTACCGAAAGCCAAAACAAATTATTCGGTGATAAAAAATTTAATACAGAAATAAGACAAATAATAACTAATAATAACTCAAAAAATTAATAATGGAAGTAATTATACCAAAATACTCTACAGAAGAAAAAGCAAATAGAATAGTAGAAAATCTAAAGATTTATACTGAAGTAGCAAACAGATGTGATAAAGAAAATGAACTTAAAAAAGAAGATGTTAATTATATCTTTAAAAGAATAGGAGAAATAAGATCAAAGTATGAAACTATAGAAATTTCAGATGAACAACTTTTCTTATTAAGAACTAAATTAGAATCTTTTGAAAGAGAATCAACTTACTTATTAGATTTATTATTAGAGATACTTGATAGTAAATATAATAGTGAAAGTAAGAAAAAAATATTTGCAGGATATGCTAATGAATTAAAAATTTTAAAAACATATAATTTAAATAATTTAAATAACGATTAAAATTAATTAAAATGTTAAATGTAACTGACGAGTTATTTTCCTTTTTAAGGAAGTTAGAAGATAAAAAAGTAATGGATCTTTTTAACTCCTACGCTGAGTTTGATATGAACTATCTTGGACTTGAAGCCAATGGTCTAATATCATTTATACCAAGTTCAAAAATTGATAAATTAAACAACGAATCACCTTATACCAAATATAGGTCATCAATAAAGTTTGGTAGATTGTTAGTATCATTATTTGATACTGCTAAAATAGAATACAAACCTTCCGACATAGAAGTATTAGTTAATAAGTTTAAATCATGTTTAGACGAGTATAACAAGTTTGATCTATTTGATATAGTTAGTGGTGAAGATATACCTAAATGGTATCATTACAAAACTAACCTAAATCATGGTAATCGCCCACTTGAAGGTAAAGGATCTTTAGGACACTCTTGCTCAGGTCATGCTATTAATTTAGAGTTATACAGAGATAATCCTGAAAGGATTAAATTAGTAATTCTATATAGTGATGATACTAAAACAAAAATTATAGGTCGTTGTATATTGTGGGTTATTGATGAGAAAACCCATCTAATGGATAGAGTTTATGTTGAGAATGAGAGTGATTATTTCTTATTTAAGAAATATGCTGTTGTTAAAAACTTTTGGAGAAGAAGTCATAATAATAAATTTGAAGCAAACTTCATAGCTCCTGATGAAACTGTTATTGATAAAGAAGTAAGAATACCTATACATGAGATAGAGTATTTTGGTTATCCTTTCTTAGATACCATGAAGTTCTATAACACAAAAGAACATTATTTAACTAATAAACATCCTAAAGAAAATACTGAGGGTTGGTTATTATTGGCCCTATATGGAGGAAGAGGTGGTTGGGTCAATTTATATACAGGAAGAAACCATAATCCTCGTGTAGATCCTTATGGAAATCCACCAAGAGAAGATGAAGATGAAGAAGAATTCGAATTAGAGGATGATTTAGATGAAATCTAATACAACTATTGCCATAATTTAATATATAATTTATAAAAATAAGTTAAATTATGGCAATTGTATATAGACATATAAGAAAAGATAAAAACGAAGTATTTTATATTGGTATAGGTTCTTCAAAATATAGAGCATTTAACTTTAAAAAAAGAAATGAATATTGGAAAAGAGTTAATAACTGCAAATTATATTATATTAAATAATATTTAAAAAAACTTTAAAAAGTATAAAGGGAAGATAGAGTATTTTATATATACTCTATAATGAATTTAGTTGAAAAACATATAATTAATAGTTCAAAAGAGCTTGATATTCTTACTTTTAAGTGTAAAAACTTATATAATAAGGCTAATTATGTTATACGTCAAGAATTTATTAATAATGGTAAATATATTAATAAATTAGATATGTTTACACGTTTAAAAGATGATTTTGACTATAAAGAATTACCAAGCCGTGTTTCTCGTTGTGTTATTAGAACTTTAGATGCTAATTGGCGTTCATTTTTTGAAACTATTAAAGATTATAAACAAAATAAACATAAATATAAAGGTAAACCTAATTTACCTCAATATTTAAACAAATCAGGTAAATTTAACGCTATATTCATAGATTCAGGTATTTTAAAACCAACTAAGAAAAATCCTGATACTATAGGTTTATCAAGTTTAAAATTAAGGATTAAGACTAAAATCTTATATAAAGATATAGTAGAAGTTAATATAAAGCCGTTAAAAACAGATAAATATCAAATTAATATAGTTTATAAAAAATTAGAAGAAGTTCTAAAAAAAGACAACGGAAATTATTGTTCAATAGATTTAGGATTGAATAATTTAATGACTTTAACATCAAATAAACGAGGAGTAAATCCTTTAGTAATTAACGGAAGACCATTAAAATCTATAAATCAATTTTACAATAAACAAAAATCTTTATTTCAAAGTGAATTACCTAAAGGTATAAAATCTTCAAAAAAGATAATTAAACTTTCTCTTAAAAGAGAATTAAAAATTAATGATTATTTACACAAATCAAGTCATTATTTGATTAATTATTGTTTAGAAAATGAATTAAATACAATAATCATTGGATATAATGAAGGTTGGAAACATGAGATTAACATAGGAAAAAGAAATAACCAAAATTTTGTTAATATACCTTTTGAAAAATTAATAACAATGATTGAATATAAAGCCAAATTATCTGGTTTAATCGTTAAAAAACAAGAAGAAGCTTACACTTCTAAATGTTCTTTCCTTGACTTAGAACCTATTAAACAACAAATAAATTATTGTGGAACTAGAATTTGTAGAGGACTTTTTAAATCTCAAAAAGGTTTAATAAACGCTGACGTTAATGGTTCGTATAATATATTAAGAAAAGCAGTCCCAAATGTATTCACAAATGGGATAGAGGGTGTCGCTGCTCACCCAAAAAGAATCAAATCTTTTAAATAAAATAAGTCTTAAACACTTATTTTAAAGCAGTTTATTAAATTATATGGTAGAAAAGACCTTGGGTTAGGTACATTGGTTAATATGACTGATGGTGGGGAAAATAATACTGGTAAAATATTTACAGAAGAACATAAAAGAAAAATAGGAGATGCTCAGAGAGGTGAGAAAAATCATATGTATAATAAAATAGGTGAAAAAAATCATTTCTTTGGTAAAAAACATAATGAAGAAACTATCAAAAAAATGAGTGGAGCAAATAACTATTTTTATGGCAAAGGTCACTTACAAACCGGTGAAAAAAATCATATGTATGGAAAAACAGGAGAAATGAATCATTTTTTTGGTAAAACTCATACTGAAGAATCTAAAGAAAAAATGAGAGAAGCCCATAAGAAAAGAGTATGGGTTAAAGATAAAATAATAAAATGTCCTCATTGTGAATTAGAGGGTGGTGAAAGAGGTATGAAAAGGTATCATTTTGATAAATGTAAAAAGAAACTTAACCAAATAGAATAAATAAATAAAAATATGAAAACTAGATTAATAGATGTAGTGAAAACTGCAAAAACACCTTTCGTAATAGTTCTAGTTGGACCACCACTTAGCGGTAAGTCAACTCAATTAGAACTAGCTAAAAATGCTGGAATAGATTTCGACATAATAGGAGCAGATGCTATCCTTATGGATGAGTATGCAAAAAACGGAGAAACTTATACAGAAGCGTATGCTAAGT